GCTGCATGGCCGCGATGGTAAGGGACCCCTCGGCGGGCGAGCGCCACTCGATGCCCCCTGAGTCGCTCGGCCAGAGCGGCCTCACGGCGAGGGGCTGAGACGATATCCTGCGGTCGCCGAAGTCCTGGCCGCAGAAGACCACCTGCATGGCGCGGGCGGTCTTGGGGCCGAGGTCCCCGTCCACGTCTATGGACGTGCCCCCGGCGTCAGGCCCGCCGCCGTAGCGCAGGTAGCAATCCCAGGGATAGTCTCGATAGGGGGAGCGGTTGGTCTCGTAGTCATCTTGGTCGCCAGGCTCACCGCCCCTGACCCTGTGGCCCTCCTCGCCGCGCGACGCCTGGATCATGGTGCCGTCGCCGCAGCTTATTGCCGTGTGGCGGCCGTCGTTGAGCAGGATGTCGCCGAGTCGCGGGCTCCCGTCGTTGGGCACGACGGTCCATCCATGTGCGCACAGCTCCTCGCGCATGTTGCCCGTCCAGCTGGCGTCCCCGACGTCGAAGCCGTGCTTGCGCAGGAGGCCGATGACGAAGGAGGAGCAGTCCACCTCCGTGCCCGTCTGGTAGCCGGAGTCGACCCAGCTGTCGCGGTCTCCCTGGTCGTAGCCGAGGTTCCCGTGCTCGACCCACCAGACGCCGTCCTCGACCGTCTCGCGCAGCCGGCGGCCGACCGACTCCGAGGACTCGGCCATGCGCGCCCAGTCCTCGCGCGTGAGGCCGCTCACGTTGCGGTCGGTGGTCTCGTGGCCGCTCGTGAACTGCCAGACGGCGTAGCCGTCCCAGGGGTCGGTGTCCCAGGCGAAGCCGGGGACGTCCCAGGTGGCGTCGTCGGAGCGATATCCCGCCACCCAGAGAGGGCAGTCCGGGTGGCAGCTCGCCACCTGCCAGATGGCGGAGGCCTGCACGTAGACCATCGGCCAGGTGCCCGTCATCCCGTGGTAGGCGTCCGCGAATCGGCGAACCCAGTCACGGTCTCCCCAGGACGCGTTCTGGGTCGCCTCCCAGTCCACGCAGGGGACCGCGAGGCCGACGTAGTCCGCGACCACCCCGAGGAAGTGGCGCGCCTCGGCCTCGGGGTCGCCCCCGCCGGCGTAGTGGTAGGCGCCGACGAGCTTCCCGTCCCCGATGGCGCGGTCGATGGCCAGACGGAAGTAGGGGTTCTCATAGTCGGTGCCCTGGGTGGCCTTGGCGATCACGAAGTCGCTCTCGCGGTAGCACCCCTCCGTCGAGTCCTGATACGGCCAGCCGTCGTGGCTGGAGACGTCAATGCCACGCATGCTCCTCCTCCCTCGGCAGGGCGCCCTCCCGGACGCCGCGCGCCGTCTCCTCGTGGCCGCATCGGTTGCAGTGCCATCGGGTCCACTCGCGGCCCGGGTCGGTGACGCCGCAGACCGGCACCATCGGCTTGCCGCAGAGCGGGCACCTGCGCTCGGGCCTCACCCCTCCACCTCGACCTCGGGCAGCCCCGCGACCGACGTGAGCAGCGAGAGCACCGCCGCGAGGGCCGCCGCCCCCGCGACCGCCCCCCACGCCACGTCGGTCACGCCGACCGCGTTCGTGCCGATGAGGGCCACGGCCGCCTGCGCCGCAGTCTTGAGGGCGCGCACCCCCGCCGCCCTCAGCCATCTGACCGCCTTGTCGTCCATGTCATTCCCCTTTTCTCCCTGCGCCCCTGAGGGCGCGTTTTCGGCCTTGTGTCGCCCAGCCCCTAGCCCGGGGAGGGGTCGCGTCCCCCGTCGTCTTTCGGGGGCCTCTCGGGCAGCGACAGCACCATCTCCGCCATCGAGTCGATGTATCCGTCTGCCCCGAGGTCGTGGTACTGCTGCCACTCGGCGTGCCAGCTGAGCTTCTCCTCCGGCGTCGCCCACCTGAGCTCCCAGACGTACTTCTGCGCCTTGTGTATGAGGTCCGACCTCATGACCGACGCGAGCGCCGAGCTTGCCTGGCGCTGCATCGCCTCAAGCCCCGAGAGCCTCGCCATGACCTCCTCGTGGCGCTCGCCGAGCTTGGACGCCCCCCACACCACCGCCACGATCAGGGTCCCCACCATGTAGGTGATCACGTCGTCGGCGACCTCCGGGGAGGCCACCGCGCGGTTGAGCGCCGTCGTGGCCATGAGGGTCACGAGGGACGCCGCCAGCGTCACGAGGCGGGTCCGGGCCTCGCCCGTCACCTCCCCTCCAGGAGGCGCCTGAGCGCGTCGGCCTGCCGCCACGACTCGTCGGCCCACTCCTGGACGCTCACCCACGGGGAGGGGGAGTGCTCCAGCGTGAGCTCGCAGTCCCAGCGGGTCTTGAGCCACCCGCGGGTGATCCAGGGGTCGGCCTCGATCATCTGGGCGATGGTCAGGCCGGGGATGTAGGTCGACATGTACGACACCGTCTCGCCCGCCCACGCGCACCCGAGGCTGAATCTCCCGAGCGCCTTGTCAGAGTGGGTTAACACGTGGTAGTCACCCGTCGGGTTCTGCGGCTCGATGGTCGTGTTCATGATCGTCGACGCGTGCTCATCCCTGTCGAAGGCGAGGACCGCCACGAGGGTACGACGCTGGCGTCCCTCGTGGCCGTACGCCACGGACGGGGTCGTGGGATGGCCGGAGAGGCCGAGCGCGGCCGCCGGGATCCCGGTACCCAACAGCTTGGTTCCCCACAGATCGACGGAGTAGTCGCCCGTGAGGCCGGACGATGACTCCCTCGGGCGCAGCACGTGCGCCCCCCTGGCGATCCTGTACTCGCTCTCGGCCGACAGCCTCACGTCCACGACGGGCATGCTGCTGGTTCCCTGGGGACTGGCGAAGTTGACGTACGCGAGGATCGCGTGGACGACGGGGTAGCGCATCCCGCCGGTCGCGACCCTCTCCTCGACGTAGAGGGGCAGCCTGGAGCGCAGCTCGAACTCGGCCGTCGCCTCCATGCTCTCGAGATGGGGCCCGGACGACGGGTAAAACCCGGTTACGTATGGCCACGAGCGCGACCTCAGCTTGTACGTGCCCCGCACCCAGTACGGCCACTCGTCCCTCGGGTACACGAGGGCGCCGTCGACGCGCGCCTCGGTGACCCTCCTGCCGTTGACCATGAGGCCGTCGGAGAGGTGGGTGTAGGTCCTGCCGTCGGGCATCGTGATGCTCATGGGCCCCTCCTATGGCTTCCCTATGGCTTCTTCTCCGTCGTGAAGGCGATGGTCCCCCTGGTGATCCGCACGCCGTCCAGCGTGTGGGTGACGTCGTCGTGGCCCTGGCCCTGGCTCTTGCCCTGGTTCCTGGCGTCGCGGTCGCGCTCGGCGCACCTGGCGCGCTCGTCCCTGAGGGCCCGCTCGAAGCCCCTCTGACGGTCGCGCTGGCGCGCCAGCGCCGAGGCCAGGCTCGCGGCAGGCTCGCCGAGCGTGGCCACGCGGCCCGACTCGTCGAGCTCGTCGGACTCCACGCTCACGACGCGCTGGTCCACGTCCACGCCGACCTCGTCGTCGCGCACGACGAAGGCCTGGCCGAGCTCGCAGGCCACGTGCGGTGCCAGGCGGTAGCGGTAGGTCGGGCGCATCGCCGCCTGACGCGCGAGCCACCTGTCGCCCTCCGAGGCGAGGCGCGCCACGATCGCGGCCGCGAGCGAGTCGGAGGCCGCGTGGAAGGCGAGCCTGCCGGCCTCCAGCGCGGCCTCGGCCTGGGCGTCGTGGCGGGCCTTGGCGGCGTCCCTCTGCTCCTGGGTCATGCCGGACTTGTCAAGGTTGTCCCAGGCGGCCCTGTGGGCGTCGGCCTCGGCCTGGGCCTTGGCCCAGGCGTCGTCCATCTCGGCCGTCCACCTGTTGTAGAGGTCCACGCAGTCCACGTCGTGGTCGGAGGCGTCCCAGTTGGCCATGCCGAGGTGGCCGTGGCGGGCGGTGGAGGCCGCGTCCTCGCGGGTGAGCTCGGGCCTCACCGTGGCCTTGTGGTGGGCGTCGGTGTCGTCCGGCCAGTCATCCCACGAGACGGAGCTTCGGAAGGTGGCCCTGGTGACCACGTCGCCCTCGGAGCGCTCCACCGTGGCGTCCGTGGCGCCGAGGCCCCAGTCGAGCCTGCCGGCGGGCACGGAGGCGGCCAGGCGCGCCACGAGCGACACCGACTGCGCCGTCACCGAGAGGTCCTGGCCGACGGACAGGGACGGCTCCAGCTCGCCGCCCGCCGCCTCGGCAAGCGCCCGGAGGCCCGCCAGGCGCCCCTTGCCGGAGACGTCGAGCCAGCCCACCCTCGCGCCCACCGAGCAGGAGCCCTCCCAGCCGGTGGGCGCCATGATCGCGTGGTAGGCCTCGGAGGCCGGGGCGCCCTCCCACGAGGAGCCCTCCGGCATCGGCTCGGAGAGCCTGACGTCGCTCTGCCACGAGGCCTCGGCGCGCAGCGTCGCCTCGCGCACCTGGCCTGAGGTCCTGACCCTCGGCCCGCCCTTGGCGACGTACTCGCGCCACCTCCCCCGACCGTCGCGCAGGAGCACCCTCGACTCGGCGCGCACGTCCGGCATGGAGGTCCCCAGCACCCACGAGAGGGTGAGGGACGACTCGCCGCCGAGCTCGTCCGTGACCTTGCACGCGGTGAGGCGCCCGGGCGGCAGCTCGCGGAGCGGCCGCCTCGCGTTGTCGAGGAGGACGACGCGCAGGCGCCGCTCGTCCCACGCCGCCATCAGGCCCACCTCCCGAGGTACTCCACGAGCACGCCCCCGGCGCCGCCCGCGACGCCCTCGGCCTCCACCGTGTAGGTGTGGCCCGCCCTGAGGGTCGGCCACGAGGAGTCGCGCCCGAGCGTGGCGGGGGCGCCCCCCACCGTGAGCGTCTGGGCGGTGGAGTCGATCACGACCCTGCCCGTGCCGACGACCCGCACCTCCTGCGCCGTCCCGTCCCCGTCCACGAGGCGCACGACCGAGGCGGGCGCGGACGCCTCCCACGTGAGCGTGGGCAGCGCCCCGCCCGTCGCGAAGACGGTCATGCCCGTCTGGTGTCCCTGGCGGTACGTGTGCGGCTCCGCGTCGTAGAGCCAGGGCCCGGACGACTTGAAGGTGACGGTGACGACGAGGGCGTCGGGGAGCTCCCTCACCGGGCACTCGCCGTCCACCCTCGCGGGGCACCATTCCCCGTGCTGGTCAGAGCACGCGAGGCGCCGCTCGCCGGGAGCCGAGAGGAGGCCCCTGAGGCACGAGAGCCACGTCTGGCCGCCGGCGTCCCCGCCCGGCCCGTGGGACTCCCTGTAGAGGCGCGTGAGCTCCACGACCATCCTGAGCGGGCGGGCGCGCTGCCGGACGAAGAGCTCGCCGTCGGACCCGGGCAGCTCCACCGCGACGGCGGAGCGCTCGGGGATCGGCCGCGACTGCCCACTCACTATCGTGGTGCCGTCGGGCGACGACGCCCCGCCCGGCCCGGTCAGTACGCGCGACCCGAGGTCCACCCCGCCGAAGGTCACCGTGTGGCTAGCCATGCGCCCCCGCCCTCTCCGCCCGGCTGACCCGGAGCTCCATCTCCTCCATGATGCGGCCGACGTCGGCCGTCTCGCGCACGACCACGCCGCCCATGTTGATCGTCGTGCCGCCCGAGCGCTCGGGCATCCTCTCCGCGATCGCCCGCGCGTAGCGGTCGAGGTAGCCCCCGTAGCTCGGCCACACGAGCTCGCCGCCGCGCTCGCCCACCATGGCGAGGGTCGGCGAGGACACGTAGCCGCCGGTGGCGTAGAACTTGATCTCGGGCAGGCGGAAGTTGGCAGGGTCCAGGCTGAAGCCGCCCTCGACGTGCAGGGTGGGTACGTGGACCTGGGAGAACATGTCCGCGAAGGCCTGCGGTATGGAGGCCAGCCAGTCCCTTATCCTGCCGGGCAGGCCCGACACCGCCTCGCCTATGGCGTCGGCCGCCCTCCTCGCGGGCTCGGTGGCCGCGCCGAAGGCGTCCGCGAAGGCCTGCGGCACCGACGCCAGCGCGCCCGAGACCGCTCCGGGGACGGACCCGACGGCGTCGATCGCGCCGCCCACGAGGGACGACACGGACTCCGCCGCCTGGCCGAGGGCGCCCGCGACCGACTCCGGGATCGAGGCGAGAAGGCCCGCCACGCCCGCGACCGCGCCCGGAACGGTGACGGTGGCGAGCTCCACGACGCCCGAGGCGAAGGCCTGGACGGCCCCCGTGATCGCGTCCCAGGCGCCGAGGACGGAGTCCCTGAAGCCCTCGTTCGTGTTCCAGAGGTACACGAGCACCGCGACCACGCCGGCTATGGCGGCGATGATGGCCGTGACGGGGCCGCCCGCAAGCGTCGCGAGGACGGCGCCGACCCCCTGTATCGACTGGATCATCCCCATTGCCGACACGAGGATGCCGAAGGCCGAGGACAGCGCCGTGATGGCCCCCGTGACGGCGCTCACCGCCTGGAACGCCATGATCGACGTCAGGACGCCCGTCGCGACGGGCCCGATCCACCCGAGGTTGTCCGCGACCCACCCGAGGGCGCCCGCGAGCGCCGAGAGCGCGGCCGTGACGACGGGGCCCGCCGCCCGCGCGAGCCCCGCGAGCGCCTCGGCGACCTGCGTGACCACCGAGACGACCTTGCCCGTGTCGAGCTCCGGCAGCTGGATGCCGACCTTCGAGAGCGTGCGGGAGGCCGTGTCCCAGACCTGCCCGAGGACCTTCGTGATCAGGGGGACGAGCGTCTGCCCGACCCTCTCCATGACCGCCGGCAGGTTCTCGGCCACGCGGTCGAATATCGTGAGGACCCTCGGCACGGCGTTGTCGGCGAAGGTGCCGATCGCGTCGAGCAGCTGCTGCGTGAGCTGGCCGACGTCCGCGTCGTCCGCCGCTATCCCGACGAGCCAGTTCTCCCACGCGGCCTTGGCTGCGGCCGCCGACCCCTGGATCGTCTTTGCGGCCTCCTCGTGCGTGGTGCCGACGATTCCGAGCTGCTCCTGTATGTCGTGGATGGCCCTGATCTGGTCGGCGAACGAGTCCATCACGAGGTCGCCCGCGCGCCCCTGGGCCCTCTCGTACTCGTTGGCGTCGTCGATGAGGCGCGCCATCTCGTCCTTGGTGCCGCCATACAACGTGTTCGCCACGGGTCGTCGGTCCGTGGCCGCCCCCCCATGGGGGACTGCTGCATGTCGCCATGCAGTTCAGACTATCTCTTGGCGCCCTCGCGCCCCTCGCGCTTCCGCGCACTTGCGCGTACTCTACTCGCTTCCACGGTCGCCCGCGTGCTTTCGATAGTCGTTACACGTTCCCGGCCCCTGTGCGGTGGCCGGGCTTCGCACGGTGTCGCCTACGCCGCCAGGGGCAGGGTTTCACCGTTTTCACGAGGTTTATACTGGGCAATGGTATGGCACTGTCTACCCAGTTTCAGGTTATCCAGCATCGTGTAGTTCTGCTTCGCGAACCCCTGGTAGGCGTGCTGGATCATCTCCACGTCCGTGCCCATCTTGTTCGCGTTGTCTCCCATGTCCACGATCGCCTGGTTGCCGAGCTTGGCCGCCTCGGCCACGTCGCCGCCGAGCGACTGGCGGAGGCTCGCGGCGAAGCTCGTCACCTGCTCCATGTACTGGTTCGCGGACACGCCCGCCGACTCGTACGCCTCGGCGGCATACTTCTGCACCTGCGGGGCCGCGTCCCCGAACAGCGTCTTCACACCGTCGGCGAGCTGCTCGTAGTCCGAGTAGGCGTCGAACGCGGCCTTCGCGGTCGCGCCTATCGCGGCCTCCATCGCGGCGGCTTGCGCGGCGACGCCCGCCATGGCGGTCCCTATGCCGCCGCCGAGCAGCTGCTCGAAGCCCCGCATCGAGGGGACTATCGAGACGTAGGCGGTGCCGGCCTCAGCGTTGGCCATCATAACTCCCCTCCCAGAACGCCTCCCACTCGGACGCCGGTATGGCCCCCGAGCCGACGCGCTCCCTGTCGTCATCCACCCCGGGGCGCGGTATGCGCCTCGGCCTGTCGAGCCTCTCCCTGGTCGCGGACTGCGCCACGACGTACTGAAGGTTCCTGAGCTCGTCCACCACGCCAGCGAGCAGCCAGGGGACGGGCTCCTGTCTCGACCACTCCCAGCGGCGCCAGGCCTCGTCGCCCCCGTCGTCCCTCGCGACGAGCGAGGACTCGGGCAGGTGGCGGACGAAGGCCAGAAGCGCCCTCTCCGGCAGGGCGTGGCCCAGGTCGGAGAGGGTGAAGCGCGTCCTGGTCATGAGCTCGTACTCGAGCGCCTCGCCGTGCTCGCGGACTACTCGGGCGAGGCCGAGGGTTCCCCCATGTCGGGCGCCCCGGCCTCCACGCGACGCTCCTTCCACTCGGTCATGATCGCCGTGAGGGTGATGTCGTTGAGCTCGTCCACCACGGGGCCCAGGTGCGGGCGGAGGAACTCGACGAACCAGTCGAGCGCCCCCTCGCGGTCACTCCCTCGGTCCGTGGCCTTGCCGATCTGCTTCATCTCGGCCTGCGTGAGCGCGTAGGGGATCTTCCTGACCGTGCCGTCGAGCATCACGTCGAACGTCGGCCGCAGGGCCCCGCTGTTGATCTCTATCATTTCGTGACCACCCCGTCATCCGTGTATATGTATACGTTCACCTCGTGCTCGTCCGGGTAGGTCGTGAGCGTGATGGGCAGCTTGACGGCGTCGTTGGCCACGAACTTCAGCTCGTCCACGCTCGTCACCTGCCCCAGCGGGACGACGATCCGCATGCGGGCCTTCCCGTCCTTCAGGTTCACGACCCACGAGCGCACGGGCGGCAGCTCCGCCATCACGTCGAGCTTGATCCGCTCCCCGTGGTCGGCCGTGGCCTTCTCCACGTGGACGCACCCCTCGCCGAACGCGTGCCCGAGCGACTCCTTGCTCATCTGGCTCTCGGACCAGCTCAGGGTGGCCTTGAACTTCTCCAGGACCTCCCGGATGGTCTTGAGCGACCAGTCCGGGATCTCGGTGGTCGAGCGGTCGATCGCCACCGTCACGCCGTCCTTGTCCACGTAGCCCGAGGACGAGAACTTCCCGTCGAGCTGCGCGGTCGCGCTCTCAGGGAGCGGGGTCCCCACGGGCGCGTCGAGGATCGCGCCCGTGACCATCTGGTCGGGCGCCCCCACGAGGACCTTCGATACGTCGAGGCTCATATTGGCCCCTCCTGTTCCTTGTCGTCAGTCTGTCAGCCTCACGTCTAGCGACACCGTCACCTGCCAGACGAACCACCCGCCCTCCTCGCGCCCGTAGCTGAGGACCTCCGGCGTCCCCATGGCGTTCACGTGCGGGTCGTCCATGGGCATGGTCACCGTCGCTATCGCGAGCATGTTCGCGAGCTCCTCCGCCTCGTCCTCGGAGTCCGCCCAGAGCTGGAACGAGATCTCCGGGGAGTCGTGGGGCCACGCGAGCTCGCCGCCCGTGCGCTCCACGACGCAGAACGCGCCGAGCTCCCGCGCGTCCGGCGGCGGGTACGTCACGGCATGTACGCCGAGAACGCGCCCGGCCCACGCGACCGAGCATTCCATCGAAGAGAACATCAGCGTCCCCCCATCGCCTTCCTGAGCGTGTTGTGCCTGAGGTTGGACCTCGCGGCGTGCATGTCGGCCGTGTAGACGATGGCCCTCACGCGCCTGACGCCCTCCTTGGCCCTGAGGCCGTAGGCGGAGGCGTCGTACATCGACGCGGCCCTCGCGCGGATCTCCTCGCCCCTGGCGAGGCAGAGCGCCCTCGCCGCCGGGGACTTGAGCATCATCCGTGGGAAGGCCCTGTCGGGGACGAACCGGACCCTCTCAGCCATCCTGCCTCCCGAGCTCGACGCGCGTGTCCCATGGGCCCCTGACGGTCCCGGGCGGGTAGGGCCTCGGGTCGCCCACGACGTCGAGCCAGTCCCTGCCGTCGAGGCTCACGCGCCCGCCCCTGAGGGAGAGCCCGTGCCCCCTGGGCAGGTGCGCCGTGGCCGTGACCGAGGCGCCCTCCGGCCTGTCCGTCCCGAGGTCCGCCGGGGCGCCCGGCGCCCAGAGGCAGCCGGGGACCCTGACGGGCGCCGAGAGCTCCCACCGGTCGTTGCCCAGGCGGTCCGGGAAGATGCGCACGCGCGTCCTCACGAGCAGCGTCACCATCGGGTACCTCATCCAAGCCTCCCCATGACGTGGCCCGCCCACGGCTCGTCGATGCCGAGCAGGCGCCGCTCGAAGGCCGTGAGGAAGAGGTCCCCAGATGGGTTGGCAAAGGACACCGACCCGCTGTAGGGGCTCGCCGCCCACGACTCCTGCGTGACGCCCTGCCCGGACTCGCCGGCCTGCATCATGCGGGCCGTCGCCTGGCAGCAGACGAGCCTGAGGACCTCGGGGTCCACCGTGGCGACGTCGCACGACGCGCGGATCGCCGCCGAGACGGCGGAGAGCAGGGCGCGCGCCCTGCCCTCCATGGAGGCGTCGTAGCCCACCCAGAAGTGCGCCAGGTCGCCGGGCGTCGCCAGCGGGTCCATCAGGCGGCCTTGAGCACGGCGAAGCCCTTGGGGTCGAGGACGGCCCATCCGTAGACGAGCTCGACGCGGTAGGCGACGTGCCCGAGCTTCTTGAGGTCGCCGTTGCCGTCCGGGTCGCCCATCGTGATGATCTCCATCGAGATGTCGCGCACGAGGCCCCAGCGGATGAGGTTGAAGGCCCCCAGGATCGCGAGGACCTTCGTCGGCACCTTGGCCCTGGCCCCGTTGACCGTGCTGGAGGTCGCGGCGGCGATGCCGTCGAAGTTCCCCATCTTCAGGTTGAGCGGTATCTCCGGGTACAGGCGCTGGCCCGTGGCCTCGACGCGGATCTTGCGGAGGCTGTTGGCGAAGCCCTTGGAGAGGGCGATCCCCGTCACGTCCCAGTCCTCGTTCACCTTCTCGACGAGCGCGTCCACGTCGTCCTGGGGCTTGGCGGTCGCGGTGACGGAGTTGGCCCCGGCCGTGAGGGCCGTCATGCCGGCCGCCACGGTGCCCTTGCTCGGGTCGATCGCGTGGTAGACGCCGTAGTCGAGGCCTCGGCCCACGGCCGCCGCCGCCGAGTCGGTCACGGCGTCCACGATCTGGAGCTGGTTGTCCTCGTCGGCCCACCGAATCTCGTCGGACAGTCGGATGGTCACGTGCGCCTTGTGGCGTCCCATGGGCACCGGCTTGAACTTCGCTTCCATGGAGGAGTGCTCGCCGCCCTCGGCGACCCACTCGGCCTCGGGCTCCTCCGTGAACACCATCGTGTCCGCGTCCGCGAAGATGAGGGGCGTCGCCGGGCTGAGCGTCTGGATCGTCGAGGCGTCCCTCGCCTTGCTGACGATGCCCTGCGCCACCTCCTTGGGTAGGGTTATCTTGTCTGTGGTCATTCCTGGCATGTCTGCTCCCGTCCGGTCCCTCCGGGACCCGTCACTGCCCGCCGCCGAACATCAGCCTGGCGAGCTCCCTCTTGGCCGCGTCCTCGTCCGAGGCACCCCGGCCGTCGAACCTCCCGCCCCCCGGCGCCTGGGGCGCCGTCCTCGGCTTGGCGTACTCGGCGACCGACTTGGCGAAGTCGCGCATCTCGTCCTCGGTCGTGCCGCGCACGAGCGAGGCGGGCACGCCCGTCTCCTTGGAGACCTTCGCCACGAGCTCGTCGCGGGCCCGCTGGTCGCGAAACCCCCTCGCCTCGGCCTCCGCCTTGTCGGCCCTCTTGGCCGCCTTCTCCAGGTCGGCGACGGCCTTGTCGCGCGCCGCCCTGACCTCGTCGTAGTCCGCGAACGGCTCGCGAGCCTTGCGCTCGGCGCGCTCGATGCGCTCCTTGATCGCGGCGTCGAACGCCTCCTGCGTCTCGATCGGCTCGAATCCCATGTCTTCCTCCGTGTCCCGCCCGCTCGGGCGTCTGCGAGCCGGTCTTGTCCGCTCCCGGCGGCGTGTGCCACGGTCCCCGCCCGTGGCGGCGTGACGGGGCGCTGTCGCCCCTGGTGTGGTTGTCTGCTCAGCTGGCTCGGCTAAGGACCCTCGCGACGTCCGGGCGGGTCCCGTCCGCAAGCCCCGAGAGGTCGCGCCCGAGGGCCTTCCCCAGGCGCCTGAGGAGCGCCCCGACGGTGTCGTCGTAGCTGCCCTCGCCCCTCTCGTACGCCTCCCAGGCGGAGTCCAGGCCCCGCCGGACCCTCTCGGCCAGGTCTGCGGCGCGCCCGATGCCGGTGCCCTCAGACGCGTCCGACCAGGCTGCCTTGAGCGCGTCGCGCTGCGCGGGCGGGACGTCGTATCCGTCGACGTCGAGGAGCCTCTCGCGGAGCCTCCGGCACGCGGCCGGGTCGTATCCCTCTATGGACGTGCGGCCCCTGCGGCCGGGCACGACGACGCAGTCGCAGTTCCGGTGCACGCCGTGGCTCCCGCGCGCCGTCACCTCGCTGTGGTAGACGAAGCCGCGCCCGGCGAGCATCAGGCAGAACCCGCACGTCTCGCCCCCACCCGGGACGCGCGCGTAGCGCACGCCGCCACGGTCGCAGTTGCGCACGGTGTTCTCGTACGCGCTCCGACGGGCGTAGTAGCCCCCGAGCCTAGACGTCGCGCCCTCGAAGGAGCCCCAGTCGGGCTCGTCGGCCGCGATGCGGGACGCGTAGTACCTGACCTTATCCTCCATGGCCCCCGGGTCGATCACCCCGTCGAACATCCGCGACGCGGCGTCGATGCCCTCGGCCTCGCATATCTCGTCGAACAGCCGGGCCGAGAGGGCCTGCGCCGTGTCCCCGAAGACGCCCACGGCGTCCCCGAGTATCCCGACGGCCGCCTCGCGGGCCTCGGCGACGGGAAGCCCCCGGGCCTCCGAGGCGAGGCGTCGCGCCACGTACCTCTCGGCGTCTTTCTGGACCCTCCCGAGCGCGCTACGGTAGCGCTCCTGCGCCGCCCGACCTATCAGCATCCCCGCCTCCCAGCACCGTCGTCGCGCCCTCCCTGGCCTCCGCCTTCCGGCGGTCGCTCCTGAGCTGCGCGACCTGCTCCTCGTCGTATCCGAGCTTGCGCAGGGTCACGTCCGAGGACGCCAGCCATGGTATGGCCGATATCTGCTTGGACATGGCGTCCGCCATGCTCACCTCCGACGGCGTCGCGGGGCTCGCGAAGTGCACCATCGGGCGCCCCACGGAGGCCATGGCCTCGCCGAAGGGCTGCTGCCTCTCGGAGGCAAGCGCCATGACGCAGACGTCGGCCAGGGAGCGCTTGAGGCCCTCCACGTACGCCTGGATGTCCACGACGGCGTCCTCCTTGCCCGCCCATATCGCCTCTGCGCTCGACGGGTTGTCCGACACGACGCCGAGCGAGGAGAGCGGCACGCCGGTGCTGCCGCTGAACTGCGCGGCGAGGTCGCGGAGGTACTCCGTGTGGGGTTGCATCGAGAGCTGGGCGAGCTGGCCGAACGTCGGAACCTGCCCCTTTCCGTTCGACGTCGCGGCGAAGATCGACCCGATGAAGGCCGCGAAGGGACTGTCCCTGATCTTCTCGGCGGCCGTCTTGTCGGCGCCCAGGAGGAACTTCTGCGGGGCGGCCGCGAACGCGGCGGCGGCGGTCATGTTCATCATCTCGCGCTGCGCGTCGTCCACGAGGCTCATGACCGTGCGGGTGATGCGGGAGCGCCCGAAGGGCCTCTCCAGCGTCGGGTGGTACGCCACCTGGACCATGGGCACGCGCCCCATGCCGTGCGGCACGACCTCGGCCGACCAGGCGCCGCCGTCGGACCTGAGGACGACCATGCGGTCGTCCGCGAGGGCGTAGGCGAGCGTCGGCACGCGCCTCGGCGAGCCGGGGCGCCGCCTCGTCTCGACCACGACCAGGCCCGCGCGGATGCGCTTCCTGGCCTCGTCCCAGAGCGCCGAGGCCGCCGTGGCGGGAAACCCGCTCACGACGGTCGCCGGCTCCCCCAGGCCGGGGTCGCCGGACGTCACGGCGAGGAAGGCGCACGAGTGGCGGAGCGCCGAGGACGCGACCTTGTGCACGAGGTTTCGCATGTCGTTGTCCGCGAGGACCGACGCCAACGCCTCGGTGTCGCCGTCGTCGGCGCAGGTGACGCCCTCCCACTGCACGCGGTCGGCCCACCAGTCGACGCACTTCGCGGCCCAGTCCACGCGCGGGTCGAGCTTCCTGGCGATGGCGGGCGTCACGGAGACGCCGAGGTCCTTCACCCGCACGTGGCCGAGGTAGTAGCGGTCGCGAAGGACGTTCCTCGGCCACCTCCGGTGCCACTCGTCCACGAGCTCCAGGACGAGCCTTGCGTCACTCGCGGTGAGGCCCGACGCGGAGGCCATCTGCCGCGATATCAGGGCGCTTGCCATCAGAAGTAGACCTCCATCTCCTCGTCGTCGGTCGTGGCCTGCCTCGCGGCCCACAGGGCCAGCGCCGCAGCCTCGGCGGGCGTCGGGTCGTCGCCGCCGAAGCCCCAGCCGCCGCCGGAGCCTATCGGCCTCCTCGTAACGGAGAGCACGCTCGCCGTGAGCCGGTCCTCGGGAGCGTCGTCGGGCCCGTACCACGACAGGTCGCGCTCGCGGACCGAGTTGAGCATCCCGGAGGCGGCCGATATGACGTCTGCCGGCGTCGGGGTGACGAGCTCGCCCTCGAAGTCGGGGTCGAGCTCGATCCTGTCCCGCAGCGCCTGCGCCCCCGACTTCCCGTCGATCGCGATGGGGACGCCTTGGTTTGCCAGGGCGAAGTCCCTGAGCCAGGCGGTCCCGCGATTGGTCCCCCTGCACTCGATCAGCTCGACGTAGGGCACCTCTGCCATGACGCAGGCGCACAGGGCGACCTCCGCGCCGCTCGCGCCGAACTTGACGCCGAACGCGGACGCGGCCCCCGTGGGCGCGTCGGCGGTGGAGCACGCCTCCCACTCGCCCGGGTCGAAGACCCTCTCGGCGGCCTTCTCGACGGGTGCCCACCAGCCGAGGCGCTCGCGCGCGAAGCCCTCGACCGACGCGTTCGCGAACTCCTCGCGCGTGAACTCGATCGAGAGGCGCGTCCCCATGGCCGGGTTGGTCTCGTAGACGAGGCCCTCGACGTCATCGAACGTGGAGTCGGGTGCGGGGAGGTCCTTGACGGACCACTCGTGCCAGGCGGTGTGCGGCGTCGGGTCAGAGAGGGCCCGCCTGCGGGTCCTGCCGAAGACCTCGCCCGGGCAGTTCGGCCCGGGCGGCGTCCCCATGTAGAGGACGAAGCGGTCGGTCTCCGACGCTCCGAGCGTGAAGAGGAGGGCCTCGACCTGCTCGTCGGTGAGCTCCTGGGCCTCGTCGTAGACGATGTGCGATATCTTCTCGAATCCCCTGGCGGCGCTGCGCGAGCGCGCCGAGTACTCGATCGAGGCACCCTCGACCTCGCCTATGTGGTCGGGGTGCCAGAGGTAGATTCCCTCCTCGCCGTTCGTGAAGCGTATCTGCCTCACGAGGGCGAGTATCTCCGGGTGGCGCTTGTCCGTGAAGACCTTGACCAGGCGCCGAAACACCTTCTTGCACGTCTTGACCCGATGCGCGGTGTGCAGTATGTTGGCCGCCGGGTCCGTCACGAGCAGGTAGAACTCGAGCGCCTCGACGGCGCCGTTCTTGCCGTTCTGCCTCGGGCAGGCGAGGCCTGCGGTGAGGACGAGCAGCCTCCCGTCGGCGTCGCGCGAGAGCCACGTGTCGATGAGGCGGTCCTGCCACTCGTCGAGCTCGAACCAGTACGCGCGGCAGAGCTCCGACGCGTCGGGGCCCTCGCTGTAGGCGGCGCCGGGCGGCGCGACGGCCAGGCGCGGGACCTGGCTGCCGGTGCGCCTAGCCGGTCCTGCGCTCGCGCCTCCTGCCCTGTATGACGTGGAGAGTGCTCTCGCCACCACCTGACGCCCCTTCCATGCTTGCACCAGAGGGCGCCGTGCGGTCGAACGCGAGTCCCATCTGCGTCTCGCGTGCCCTCAGCTCGCCCAGCCTCGACAGGTCGCCGTCGTACCAGACGGCCATGTGCACGAGGGCCGTGTCGAACAGGTACTGCCATGCGCGCGCGTCCCACGGGTCGGTGACGGGCGAGTCTCGCCAGGCCCTGAACCACCTCTTGGTCTCGGCGCACCAAGGCTGTCCCTCGACCTTCGGAAGGCTCGGCTTGCGGGCCATCTCCCGTCACCCCCCTTCTCTCTCACGTCAGGATCGACCGGCTAGGACCCCGACCTGCTGCCACCGCCGGCAGACCGGCCGTTGAATCGGCCACGGACTCGCGAGGCGAAGTTTCGCACGGCGTTGCGGATGCGGTTGATCATGCCCTCACCTCCCCTCCATATGAGAAGACCGCCCTGTCGGATGGTCCGGTGACTCGAGTGCTCTGCTCTGGGTGACGCTAGCGCACGGACCTCATCCATGCGCACCCGTCCACGTAGAGGCGGCCGAACCTCATGAGACGGCGGGTGCGCAGGAAGTTGTCGAGCTCATCATGGCTGCGAAACCACACGCAGACGTAGTCGTCCGTGTCGGTGAACGTACGCCCGCCGGGACTTGCGGACTCGATGTGAGAGAGCATGCAGTCTGCCTCGGCGAGGCTGTCAGCCTCCAGGTCGTCTGTCTGCGCGAGTGTCATGAGGGGCGAGCGCGCGAGGCGGCCGAACCTCGGCTCGGCGGGGCGTTGGGCCCTGCGGCCGTCACATGAGGGCGCGAAGGCAGCCTCCACGATGTCGCCGGAGACGATCCTCCCGTCGCCGACGAGTTCGCGCCACTTGTCATGTCCACGCCGGTCGCCGAAGCACACGCACATGACGGAGTTCCCGTCGGTGGCGACAGCCCGTCTCCTCGCCTCGGCGCGGTTCCTCCTAGCGTAGTCGCTCTCACCAGCCTTGGCATCGACCCTGTTGATGGCAGACTTGGAGAGCGCCTCGCCCCGCACGAGCTCAACGTCAACCAGCGGAAACCAGCGCCTGAGGTAGGCGTAGTCATCAGGGAGCTCGCGGGACATGGGCTCTACGAACCTGAAGTCTATCCCGTCGAAGGACCTTCCCCAGATTCCGTAGTCGATCGGGAGGTCGATGCCATGGCTGTCGAGCAGGGCCATGAGCTCGCCCTTGAGCATGTCGGCGATGGGGGACACCTTGTGCGTGGTGCGCTTCATCACGCCGTTCCTGACGAAGCTCGCACGACGGACTATGCTGTCCGCCGCGCGTACGCCGTCGGCGACCCACGTGTCGTCGGGGAGACCAAGGTCCGCCTTGATCGCCGACCATGTGTCCTCATAGCTCGGCTCGATGATGTCGAGCTCGGCGATCCGCCGGAGCCTCGCGGGTGGCTGATCGACGCCGTTGGCGATCAGCCGGAAGAAGCTGGGATGAGGGTAGCGGTGGATCTTGGCGCCGAACGCCTCCTCGTAGTGCCTGATCGCCTCGTCCACGAACGACAGCCGAGGTAGGTACCAGAGGTACACCGGCACGACAGCGACCCCCGCGTCCCTGAGGGCACACCACGTGGCGAGCGAGTCCTTGCCGCAGCTGAATGCGAGCAGCACCGGCCTTCCCTCGTCCTTGAGCCTGGCGATCACCTCAGCTCCCGTCGGCTGCCCCTTGATCTGCGTCGGCATCGTCGCCCCCGATCTCGATCTCCTCGCCATGGCCCCTGAGGACAAGGCGGTAGCCCATGTGCCGCGCCATCTCGGCCAGGGTGTCGGCCCTTGGGGTCGATCCCCTGGAGATGGTCGAGCTGACAAAGGTCCTGACCTTGCCCATGCGGCGAGAGAGCTCCGACTTGGGCATGCCGGACGCCCTCAGCATCCGCGATATGGCATCTGGTGTCATCATGCCACTCATTGTAGCACTACTGCACAACAGTTGTTGTGTTGATGTTGCGATCCCTCTGTTGTCCGGCAGGCGAGGCGGGAGAGGCTTTTGATGCGTAGGTCCTCGCCCATTGTTCCTCGGGGGTATATAGGCACTATGCCGCCGGGCTAGCCATCGGGTACCCCGGGGGGGCATACCCCCCATGCCCTCGACGAGACGATCGGGCGCACCCTGCCGCGCGGCCGCGCGCCCTCGCCGCGCAGGAACTCGCGGGTTGTGAGCGCGCCCTTGCGCTGGTTGCAGCGACGATGCACCGCCTGAAGGTTGCCCCAGTCGAGGGCGCAGGCCCTCGCCGAGGAGTAGCCGAACTCGCGCCACCGCGAGACGGGGCGGTCCTCGTCCACCTCGAAGCACATCGGGTGCCCGGCCGGGAGGTCGTAGTCTATCGGCCTGCCGCATATCGCGCACGGAAGGCCGAGCGCCCTGAGCCTCGCCTTGAGCTTGCGGCGCGCCGAGCCATTGGATATGCGGGGGTTGCTCGCCACGGGGGCCTCCTTCCGCAGGCGTCAGGCCCGGTGCCTCGCCGCCCTGGCGTCGAGCGGGCTCACGCGGTTGGCCACGCACTCGGCGACGCCGCCGTAGCGAGCCTCGGCCACGGCCAGGGCGTCCGCGTCGACGCCCAGGGCCATGAGCGCCGCGCGCATGGCGTAGGCCACGCGGGTGGAGTGGCGGGCAGCCACGAGGGCGATCTCCCGGAGCGTCATGCCGCATCGCCTCCAGACAAGTCGGGGCCCCGTCCTTGAGGCCCCCGCGAAGATCCCACGATACCCTTGTACCACGTCCTCCCCGGCACGAGGCGGCACGAGGCGGCACGAGGCGGCAAATTCCCTAGCCCTCGGCGAGCCCGAGGCCTCGTATGACCCTGCCGACGCCGTAGGCGTCCACCGCGTCGCAGGCCACCGAGACGGCGTCGCGGCACCACCGCTCGCTCATGCCGCAGGCCTCGGCGACCTCGGCCCAGGTCGCGGCGGCGCAGTAGCGCCACCACAGGCAGTCGGCGTAGGCCGAGCCCAAAAGCGAGCAGACGCCGCCCGAGCCCGTCTGGTCGGAGCCGTAGATGACGTCGCAGGCCTCGTCGATGATGGCGTAGTCGGCCTCGACGCGCGAGCGCATGCGGGCCTCGTAGTCCATCCTCTCGTCGGTCGCGGCCATGGGGTCGGCGACGCGCCCCGGCGACGTGCCGGGGCTGTACGACTGCGCGCGCGGGCCCTCCCTGGAGGCCATGCGCTCGAGTGCCCGCCTCGTGCGCTCCGCCTCGATCGCCGAGCGCCTCGCCGCCTCCATGAGGTCCCTCGCCCGTACCCACTCGCTCATGAGCCGATCGCCCGGTCGGTTCGAGATGGTTCGAGCAGGTTCGAGTGGGCATGAGGCGTCCCGAACAACATCGTCGCCTCGACCCCGGCCATCTCCTCGCACTCGCGCATCCGTCTCCCAATCCACCTCATCACGTTCACGCACATGCTGTTTCCTATCGCCCGGTACCGATGCGTGTCGGGACACTCCTCGGCGGGCTTTCCCCTCCATGGGACGCGAGTCCAGTCATCCGGCAGCCCTTGGAGCCTCTCGCACTCGACAGGGGTGAGCCACCTGGGCGGCTCAAGCGCGACCAGGGGGTGATGCCCGGCGAGCACGGTGGGGGAGAGGTCGAGCGCAGACTCGGCCCCGCGATGCTCGCCCGCGCGACACCATATCCCCTGGACCTGCTTGCCGCCCTGCCGCGAGGCGAGCGCCCCCACCGTGCGCCCGTCGCCGCCGTTGAGCCTCAGCTCGCCCCGCTGGTTGGCGGCGAAGGCGACGACCTCGACGCCGTCTCCAGGGCCTCCTCCAGTCCCTCTGGAATCTGCCTCCCCGACTCCCTCGCCCTTCGCAGGATTCCCTTGCATGCACGAGGGCTCAAGTAGTACCTTTGCGGGACTCTCTGGGTCTCCAAGACGTCCGACAAGGTAGACGCGGCGACGTCTTTGGGGCACTCCGAAGTACTGCGCGTCCAGCACCCTCCACGCCAGGCCGTACCCGAGTTTGGCCAGGGCAGAGAGCAGGTGTCTGAAGTCCTCGCCGCGCGAGCTCGAGAGCACCCCCGGGACGTTCTCCCAAACAATCCATCGAGGACGTACTCCGCGAACGCAGCGTACGTACTCCCACACGAGGCCGGACTCGCCCCCAAGCCCCTCTCGCCTGCCCGCGACGGAGAAGGACTGGCAGGGACTGCCACCGACAACGACGTCTGCCGCCCGTCTGAGCTCACGCCACGCCACCTCCCTCACGTCCCCGAGGTTCAGCACCCCAGGTAGCCTGTGCGCCAGGACGGCGCTCGGGAAGGCGGCCGACTCGCAGAGTGCGACCGGCTCCCACCCGATCGGCATCCAGGCCACGCTCGACGCCTCTATGCCGCTGAACACGCTCACGTACCTCACATCCCACCCCTTCCCACGCGTCAGGCGCGGTGCCCATCACTCGCCCCCCAGCTTCCGCAAGCGTGCGGCGAGGAAGGCCAGTCGGTCACGAGCTAGCTCATTATCAGTCGGGCCCATGTGCTTGGCCAGCTTGTCCAGATCACTTGCGATGAGCTCGGGTGTGTCTGTCACGCGGTGCATGAGGTCTGCTCTCAAGGTTTCGAAACCGCCCATGCAGCAGACGCACTCCTTGTTAATGCCAATGGTGACTTGGGTCACCTCCCGCACCCCATCCATGTCGGGATGGGTCACGAGGTCGCCGGGGCATATCGGCGCGCCGTCGGCGTCCCTGGGCGCCCGCAGGAGCCCGTGGGCGGCCAGCTCCTCGTCGCCCCTCTCGACGTACCAGTCGTCAGGCAGCTCGCAGAGCTCGCGGATGCGGGCGAGCGCGTGGTGCCCATCCGTTGACCACATCGACATCCCCTCGCTCTCGGCCCCGAGGACATGGAGCAGGCCTCTCATCACGTCGCGCACGTCGCTGCCCATGTCGAACGTAACCTCGTCTGCCCTCGCCGCGATGGCACGGCGCTCGTCACTCGTCATCATCGCTCGATCCCATCTCCCATCCGAGGCCGCGCATAGCGTCGTGGAACCTCCTGTACGCGACCACATTGACCCTCGTGCCGTCGATAAGCCCGTTCCTGTACCCCATTCCTATGCCTAGGTATAGACCTATATAGCGCCCGTAGACCCACGCCACGACAGCGCAGAAGAACGCTCTGATGACGTCATAGATTGTCATTCCGCTCCTCCCTCATCTCCCTCGCCTCCGTATGTGGCGGGTCTCCCGCAATTCGGACAGGAGGCGGGGCCTCTCTTTGGCTTCTTGTGCGGGAGAATGCCTGGGTGCCTCTCTTCCATCCACTCCATGTACTCGCACGTGGTGTATCCGAGGTCCTGGGCGTGCTGCGGGTCCTCCGCGCATAGCTCCTGCACGTATGGCGTGCAGTCGCGGCACTCGTGCCACGAGTAGCAGTCGCCCCCGTCCGTGACGAAGCTGTAGCGGTAGGGCTCCCCAGGCTCGATCCGGCGAAGGCACCAGTCGCAGACGTGGGCCTTGCGGGACCCCTTCACCTCGCGCACGCGAAGCTCGGTCATCGTTCATCCACCACCCCGTACTCGGCGCGGCGGCAGTCCGTCCCGGTGAAGCGCGCGCCGCATCGCCTGCAGTAGGCGTCGTAGGGGTCAATCAGCCAGTTGCACGCGCCGCAGTTGCAGCGCCGCGCGCCGGTGCCGTAGCTCACGAGCTTGCGGTGCGCGGTCCTGCCCATGTCCGTGGCATCCGTGGCGCTGACGCGCGGCCTCTCGGTCACAGGCCACCACCCCTCCCGACGGGGTGGTCGACCTCCGAGTGCCCGCTGTTGGCCACCATGGCCCGCATCATGCACATGAGGATCTCGGATGCCGGCCGCGCCCTCGTGACCCAGTCGTTGCGGTATCCGCTCTTGACCTCCCTGAAGGTCGCCCAGCCGTTGCGCCCTATGCCATAGACCAGCGGGTTGGCGTGCGTCGTGGCCTCCACGAGCCCCCGGTCGTAGCCGGTGTCGGAGGCGCCTTGGTGCGTGCGGGCGAGCAGGTACGGCCGCAGGACCTCCACGGGCATGACCACCCAGTTCACGTCGCCGAAGAAGTTGAGCCCGTGCCCGCTCCTGAGGTCGTCCATGCAGCTCTTGACCTCGTAGAAGGTGAACGTGCCGCGCTCCACGTGGGCGGCGTCCGTGTACGAGTGCGATCCGTAGGGCTCGAACTGGACGAAGTCAACGCGCACACGCGGCTCGTGCGCCATGCCGTTGTAGAACTCGACCTCATGCGCCCAGTAGGCGTAGGCGTTGCGCCGCTCCAGCCGGCACCTCACGAGCTCCCGCGACAGCAGAGTGGTGATCTCCTTGCGTCCCATGCCCCCGCACGCGGGCCTCAGCCCACAGGCTTTGTAGGCCTCCTCGTCACTCATCCCGGACCTCCTCGTAGGTCGCCTCGAACACGTCTGGCTTGCACGGGTACAGCTCGTCCTTGACGCCACGGATGATGTAGTCGCCGAGGCTGGCGTCCATCTCACCCTCTGGCGTCCTGATGGAGCACTCGACTGGATAGTCAGGGTTCTTCCTCTGGTACGCCCTCCCGTCCTCCATGGCGTCGGCGAACCACGTCGGGTAGTCGTGCCTCCTCATCGTGCCGAGCCCGAGCCTGAACGCCTCGATGACCACGGGTCTCTTGCGGTACCTAGGCATCCTCCCCACCCCCGTCAACGACGCGTCGGCCGCAGGAGGGGCAGAACTCCCATCCGTACCCCTCGTCCAGGTCCTCGCCGCACTCGGAGCACACCTGCGTCTCGTCCTCCACGACCCTGTGGCACGTCGGGTCTATCAGGTCGACGAGCCGTCCGTAGAGCCGCGCCGGCTCGTCCTGCCTGAGTCTCGTGGCGTCAAGCAGTCCGGACAGCATCGCCAGGGCCCTGAGCGGGGAGCCACCCTTCCCGCCCACGGCCGGGTGCACGGGGTACTCCCGCAGCCTCCTTGCCACCTCGCGCCTCTCGTCACTCATCTTCCCTCCTCGTACATCCAGCCCAGGAGGCGATAGATACCCTCCCGGATTTGCTCGCTCGTGTATCTCGTCCTCTTGGAGAGTGAGTCGGCTATGCGCTCGACGTGCCAGGCCACGTTGCCGTGCTCGTCCTCCCAAGGGACGTATAGGCTCTCCCTCATCGGTCCTCCTCCATCGCCTCGGCCATCTCGGCGCACTCCTGCGCCTCCATACGGACGACCTACCTGTAGCACGCGAACTCTCCCTGCACGTCCCCGCTCTCGCCGTCGCACCAGTCCTCCCAGAAGCCCTTGATGAAGGGCTTGCACTCCCAGCACGCGTGGCGCGAGAAGGGTCCCTCCTCGTCTATCCCGTGCTCCAGCAGGGCCTCCTCGCCGGCCGCGATCGGCTCCTCGCAGTAGTAGCACCGGTGGGGCCTGCGGCACCTGACCCTCCTGGCCTCGTACACGTCACATCCCATCGCCGTCTCCCTCCCCAAGTCTCGCGTATTCCATGTGCGCCCATATGCACCTGCCGTGGGGCAGGCGGTCGGCCTCCCCCTCGGCCTCGGCCTCCGCCATGCCGTCCTCGACGAGGGCGTCCACCACGTCGTCCCTGTCGTCGTAGACCCGCGTGTCATACGACCACCACCTGCCGAGGCGTGCGCCCGCGAGCTCCAGGACGTACCAGTCGAGGTCCTCGCCGGTGGCGTCGCCGCCCATCTTGAGGACGGGCAGCCCCGGGTTATCCGCCATCAGCCTGGCGAGCTCCTCCTGCGGCGTCACCGGTACCGCCTCCTCTCCTCGTTGGCCAGCCTGACGGCCTCCATCGCGCGGTCGAGCTCAGCCTGCGTGGCGCCGAGCGCCGCCGCGAGGTTGAGCGCCGCCTGGATGACGTCGCAGCACTCCACGAGGGCGTGCCGCCGCCTCTGCTCCTCACCCAGGGGCCCGCCCCACGACCGGGCCTCCTCGCAGGCCTCCGACGCCTCCTCCAGCACCTTGGTCGCCTTCCCCTTGAGGTCGCCGATGTCGAACGTGTCGGCGTGCACCCAATACCTCATCTCTCGACCCCCGTCATCCTCAGCGCCCCGCGCAGGTCCCCGGCCATGCACCTCAGGTCCCCCGCCGCGACGCTAACCCTCTCCCGGGCGTGGGCCTCGTCTGCGAGGTCCTCCAGCTGGTGCGCCACGTCCGCCACGGGTCCCATGGCATACCGATGCGTCTTGGCCAGGGACAGGTTTATGTGGTCGCGCAGCCTGTTGCCCATGAGCGCCTGCCTGAGCTGCGAGTTCGCGGACGCCATCTCCGCCTTGTGCTCCTCCTGGATCCTCTTGAAGTCCTCCACCATCTCGTGGATGGCGGACTTGTAGCGCATCTCCGACAGGATGTGCTCCAAGTGCCGGCAGTCGGCGTCGCGCTCGCGCGCATCCGCGATCTCGCGGGGGAGGTCGAGATCGTCCTCCATCCGGTAGGCGACATCCCCCTCGTGCGTGTCGTCCCTGACCATCGCCCACTTCCTCCTCATGGCCTTCTGGGCCAGGATCGCCCTCACCCACGTGCCCTCCTCCGTGACGCTGCTCGCGGGGCTGATGATCTCCGGGTCGATCCCGGCGTGCGCCTTGCCCGCCTCCGTCACCATCTCGGCCTCGTCTTCCCTCTGTCCGTCTCTCGTCATGTCACTCCCACCTTCTGTCACGTCCCGTGACCTCGATGGCCTCGCAGGCGCCGGCCAACCTCGACGCCGTGCGCTTGCCGGGCATCCCGCCCCAGAGCGAGGCGAGCTGCCCTATCCGGTAGTTGCTGGTCACGATGGTCGGCAGGCCCGCCATCGTGCGGGCGTCTATCAGCTCCGCCAGGGTCTCGACGGCCCAGTCGGTCGGCCTCTCGACGCCGAGGTCGTCCAGGGCGAGCAGCCTGATCGTGCGGGCGCCCTCCAAGGCGCCTCGGCTGCCGCCGTCATAGCCGGCCTTGACGTCGTCGAGGAGGCGCTTGGACGAGACGATCCTGGCGGCTACGGGGCGCAGCGGGTCCTGAGACTCCATCGCCATCCTCACGGCGCATGAGGCCGCCCAGGTCTTGCCCGTGCCCGGCTCGCCCCAGAGGTACGCGCCGCGACCCCCCTCGGCCATGGACCACACGCGCCGGCCGAGGTCGCTCTCCGCGTGCCGGTAGGCCCCCGTGAGCCCGGCCTTCCTCGCCTTCGACTCCATGATCGCCTCGATGATGGCCCTGACCTCGGGGTCATCCATCGAGACGACGCTAGAGCATGGCGTACTTCGCATCCACCTCACCACCCGTCACCATCTGCCCTGACCTGGGTCTCTCCCTGTTCGACCAGTTGCGGGCCGCAGCTTTCCAGTCGCGCATCCGGTTGCCGTTGCTCAGGCGCCAGCCCTGGGCCTCGAAGTAGTCCACGAAGCGGGCGGCGTCAACCCGAAGCGGGGGCTCGTGCGCCCTGCAGTACGCCTCCACCTCCTCGGCTGAGGGCGGGGAGAAGGCGGGCGGGCGCCTTGCGCGCGCCACACGCACTTCCTCTGGCTTGGTATGGATTGGTATGGATTGGTATGGATTGGGTTTCGCCTCCTCGGAAGCAGGCTCGACTTTGGTTTCCTTCGGGGGCCTGCCGCCCCGTGCTCCGCGCGCCCGCATCTCCTTGGAGTTGTCGATGTCCTCGCGCAGTGACACGAAGATCGCGTCGAGCGGCCACTCAAGCTCCGGGACGGTGCCATACGTCCCGTACTCCACGAGAGCGAGCATGAGCTCGCCCCGGTACTCGGGCGGTACCCTCTCGCAGGTCTCGGTCAGCTTGGGAAACCAGGTGAACTTAGTGCCGCTCATGGCCCCTCCTTGTCGCTGTCTCTGTAAATGCCATCTAGCCGCCTCGGTCAGAACGGAATGCTCTCGTCGTACACGCCCTGAGCGGGCGGCGCGTAGGCTGGTGCCGCCTGCGGCCGTGGGGCCGCCTGCGTCGCCTGAGGCGCGTACGCCCGTCCCTGCGGGGCCTGCTGTGGCGCCTGGTTGGTCGGCTGCTGCTGCGGCGTGAGGAACACGACCTCGTCGGCGATGACCTCGAGCTTCGAGCGGTTCGTGCCCGTCTGCTTGTCCTGCCACTGGCTCCAGCGGAGCCTGCCCGAGACGACGACCTTGGAGCCCTTGGCCAGTCGGGGCGCGATGGCGTCGGCCCGGCTGCCGAACACGACGACGTCCACCCAGTTGGCCCGGTCGCGCCACTCCCCGGTCTGCTGGTCCCTTACGCGGTCGTTGACCGCCACCGAGAGCGAGAGCACCGACGTGCCCGTCGGCGTCACGCGGAGCTCGGGATCTCGGCCGAGGTTCCCCGATATGGACACTGAGTTGATCGACATTTCCCATCCTCCTTAGACTCATGTCATGATTGTTCTGATAATTTCCTCTTATCTGGCGCCCCGTGCCGACTCGCCACGGATTCGGCCCCTGACCTCGCGACACCCGACCCGTCGGGGGGCCGTCCCGAGGGGCCGTTGGCACACTTCTGGCAGTGCCCGTCACGGCCCGGCGGCCATCCTCGCGGCCTCCTCGAACGCCCTCGCGGCGGCGGCGTCGCGCCCCGGCATCACGTGCGCGTAGATCCTGAGCGTGGTCGCCTCGTCGGCGTGCCCCAGTCGCTCCGAGAGCGTCTTCAGGTCCACGCCGTGCGCCAGGCACCACGACGCGTGGGTGTGGCGCAGCGAGTGGAACGTCACGCTCGGCGGCAGGCCGAGGGAGCGCCTCATGCGGGAGAACGCGCCCGACACGGTCGTGGGGCGCATGATCCGGCCGTCGGCGGTGACCAGCGGGGCGTCGGGCCCCTGCCTGCCGAGGACGCCGTCCTGCCGCCTCATCGCGGCCTCCAGGACGGCGACGTCGCCCTCGGTCAGCGCCACGTTCCTGCACCTCCTGCCCTTCGTCACGTCCCGCCTCCAGGGCGCCCTGCCGGACTCCTCGATGACGGTGCCGCCCACGTGCAGGTAGCGCGAGAGGCGCGACACGTCTCGCCTGCGCAGCGCGCACGCCTCGCCGACGCGCACTCCGGCGTGCAGGGCGAGCCAGGCGGCCAGCGCGCAGGCCGCCCTCTGGAGGTCCCTCGGGCCGTCGCCGGACTCTCGCATTGCCTCGTCGATGGCTCGGTGGACGCTGGCGAAGTCCCACTCGCCGATCGAGGCGGCCTCGTGCCGCTCGGGAGACGGTTTGGCGGCAAGCACCATGGGGTTGGACTCGACCACGCCGACGCCCACGAGGTGGTTGTACGCCGCCCGCAGGTAGTTGTGCACGCAGAGCACGCTGTTCCTGCACAGCCCCTGCCCGCCCTCGCTCTTCGGCATGAGCAGCCTCTGCTCGAGGTCGCCCATGTCCGCGACCGTGAGGTCGCGGGCCAGGGCGCCACGGAGGTGGGCGCGCACGTAGCGGGCGAAGAGCCGCCAGGTCCTGACGCTGTTGGGGCTCGCGCCGTTGCGAGCCCTTATGTCGTTGTAGTCGTCTAGGAGGTCGGCGAGCCGGGCGCTCCTCACGGACCCGTCGGCGGTGAGGCTCGCCGCCCAGTCCTCGGCGAGCGCCTGGGCCTCCTCGCGCGACGACGCGGACGGGAAGGCCCGGTAGGGCCTTATGGCCGAGCCGTCGCGTGCCTGGCCGAGGTAGGGGCGGCACCACCAGGTGCCCGACGCGTCGGCATGGACCTCCACTCGCAAGGGGCTCACCTCACCAGGCGTCTCGTGCCCCTCAGACCGCATTGCCTGAGGAGGTCGACCACATGCTCCATCGTGGGACGGTCGAGCCCGCTGACCGTGACGGTCCATCCCGAGGGAACGGGCCTGGCGGAGCGCCCAGGACCTATGGGAACCCTGAGACCCATCTCGGCGGCCTCCTCCGGACTCACGGTGGTCATCGGGTCGATCTGCCTCCCCGCCGTCATCTTCCTTCTCCTCCCATCGCGTCCCTGACCTCCACGACCACGCGCGGCCAGTCGGGACTTAGCGAAAACCTGTGCTCTATGCCCGTGACGTGCGCCTGGTCGTCGTCTGCGATGACCCCGGCCATGACCAGGCCGTCGAGCACGAACTTCGCCGCGAACGCGACGTTGTCGAGGTCGCGCCTGGCGTCCCGCTCGTGCCACTCGCACGTGACCTCGACGGGCCCCTCGTGCCCGTGCGCCCCCGCCGCCCGCGCGTACCAGGCGACGAGCTCGGTCTGCTGGCGCTTGAGCCTAGAGCCCCTCGACCAGTGGGAGCGGCAGGCCCTCGTGTACTCGTTGAGTCCCACGAGGCGCCCGGGGATGATGATCCGGTCCGGCGTCATGACGCGACCATCGCCAGGACGAGCGTGACCAGCGCCGCGACGACCAGGGCTGCCATCACCGGGGCGTCCGGCCGGTCTATGAGCATCCGAGCCACCTCCTCAGCTCGGCGTCGAGGACCCGCCAGCCCCTCTTGGCGCCACGGGGCGCGACCACCTTGAGGTCGCCGTCCCTGACGCTCCTGTAGAGCGTCCTCAGGGGCACGCGCGTCACCCTGGACGCCTCGGCGAGCGACCACGTGGCGAGCTCGCCGAGCCTCTCTCCCTGCGCAGTTGCTGTTGTTGTCATTCCGTCTCCAATCCGTGTCTTGCGAGCGCCTGGGGCGCGCGGCCGGGTCAGGGAGGCCTCGGGGCCGAAAGGAGGTGCCCGCCGGCGCCAGTGATTGCCGGCGTCGCCCTTGCGGTCCGCCCCCGCGCTATGCGGGACGCGGTGCGGAGAGCCGGCCGCGCCTCCCGGGCGCTCGCGCTGGTTCGCTACATCTCGTACAGGTCCTCGACCTCGCACCCGACGGCCCTCGCGAGCGACGCAAGCGTCCCTAGGCTCGCCTGCGCGATGCCCTCGTCGGTCGTCCAGCGCCAGACGGAGGACTTGTCCACGCCGAGCCTCCTCGCGACCTCCTTCTGCTTCAGTCGCCTCTCGGCGAGCACGACCTTTAGCCTCGACCTCATCTCCCACCTCCAATCTCTGGTATCAGGAACTCAAGTTCTCGCAACATGCGGTATACTCCCTATGTAATGAGGAAGCGAGGGGAGGTGATCGCATGGCCAAGAACACGAAGCAGACCTCGCGCAAGGCGGCGAGCGCGGCGTCTAGGGTCCTGAGGGACGGCCGCACGGGCAAGGCGTCGAAGTCGGCGGCAGGGAGCGCCCTGTCCCAGACCCCGAGCCGGAGGAAGTAGGGATCCCGCTACATAAGGCGAAGACGGCTCTACCTCCCGGCCGACTCGTCCCAGACTCCGAGCCGGAGGAAGTAGGGACCCCGCCCCTGCCCGCGAGTGCCTGGTGCAGCCCGATCGCGAGCCCCTGCACCAGGTGCTCGTCCCCGTACAGGTCCGCGTACCCGAGCTGGTCGAGCAGCGCGTGCACCAGCTCGTGGAGGAAGACCTGCTCCCTCTTCTCGGCCGACAGGCCCGACGACAGCCGTATGAGCTGTCTCGCCGGTGACACCGACCCGTCCTCGCCGTCCATGTCGGCGGTCTCGACCGCGTATGCCAGACCGAGGACGCTCACGCTCCGTGGGACCTCGACCGCCATCAGCGGTCCCCCGCGATGCCGAAGTGCGCGCAGGCCTCCCTGGCCTCCGCCACCCACGCCTCGCGGGCGTGCGCCGCCACGAGCGCGTCGCACTCGTAGCGCGGGGCCGCGATGCGCTCGTTGCGCTCGAAGTCCCACGCGTGCCCGTAGCGGTCACCGGGCGTGTAGAGATGTGGCGTGCCGTACTCCCGCACGCACGCCCTCCCCTCCTCGTCTGTGGAGAGGCAGAAGTCGTGGCTCCCGTAGAGCTCGGGCTCTGGTTTGGCTGTCATGGTTACTTCCTCTCTATGTCGGCAATGGCCTGTCGCTCACGCTCGTCGGTCAGATCGAGCAAGTAGTCGGGCGAGCAGTGATATAAGTTCGCCATTTTCAGGAGGTTTGACCCAGATGGCTCCTGAAGTCCTCTTTCCCACCTCCAGATCTGACTGGCTCCCACCCCGAGGGCCTCGGCGACCTTCTTCGTGGATAGGCCGATCCGTGCTCGCTCGGCTCTCATGTTTCCGCGCATCCTTTCACCTCCGTTACATCCATTCAGGCGTGGCTTAATGCCAAATTACACCCGCCTAGATGTTGTGTCAATATCTTTTTGGTGTAAAAATACATCCAACCGGATTTAATTCAAGGAGGTATTGACTTGGGAGGCTACAAAATTGCCGAGGCGAGGAGAGCAAAGGGGTGGAGCCAGCAGCAGCTTGCCGAGCGACTTGACACGACACAGCAGCAGATCGCCAGATATGAGACTGGGCAAAGAGACCCTAAGGCAGATGTAATCCTCAAGATCAGCTCAGTTCTAAACGTGACTGTTTCCTATCTGCTTGGAGTCGATAGCGACAGCGGTTACATCGAGGCCATTCCCGCGCGTTCGTACTCGTTACCGATCGTGGGGAGAATCGCTGCGGGAGCCGCGAGGGAGGCTATCGAGCAGGCCGGAGAGACCAGGCAGACGACCGAGGAGACCTATGTCGCTCACCCCAACGGCTTCTGGCTCGTGGTGTCCGGAAACTCAATGAACAAACTGTTTCCAGAGGGAACGTTGGTCCTCGTGGATCCGGACGAGGAAGTGCGTAACGGTGACGTCGCAGCGCTTTTCGTCAATGGTGACGATGCAACAATCAAGAGGGTTTATTTTGATGGTCGGTCCGTGACCCTAGTGCCAGAGAGCTACGACCCGGAATATCGCGAGAGAACCATAGGCAGATCGGACCCTGATGCCCCGGCCGTACGCATGGTTGGCAAGGTAGTTGCCTTTACTTCTCCGGCAGGTTGGCGGGCGTGATCGAGGGGTAGGACGTAGTCCGAGCGAGATGATGGAGATGGAGTAGATGAATAACACGATTTGGATAGGTGGACCAAGGCAAGGAGGCGGTAGGCTCAAGGTCGTCCTCATTGTGGTTGCCGTCCTCCTTGCCTTCGGTCTCTTCGGTAACGCCGGGCGTAGCTCATCGCCAGTCGGAGTGAGTCCCTCTGACGGAGGGGCCGAGGAGGACTCGACCGACTATCTGTCAAAATTCGTGGATGAGTACAACGCGATCGCGGAGACCAAGATAGAGCCAGGCGAGAGGTTCTCCCCTCACGACAAGGACAGCCCCTACTATCGGACCGAGTTTCGTCTGGGAGCGTTCAACGAGTCGCTTGGGATGGCCGCCACCTGCGGAGACGTCAGCGTGCTCATTGTGAATTACGGGAAGCAGAACGAGTATTCCTCCGGTAACAACGACTTCAGGGTGTATGCGTCCGGGCCTGCCGACCAGGTTACCGCCTTTTACCGCGTCTCTGCGAAGGTGCTCGATCCGAGCGTCTCGGACGACGCCATCGAAGACGTTATCGGCAATGCATCGGAACACGGCGAGAATGGAGGGAAGATCCGGGGGAGCTCTATTAATCCGACCAACCTAATCCTTCGCCCAAACGGCGTGTCGGAGGCGATGCTGGACACCGGAAAATACGTAAGGCACTAGGACCAAAGACAACGTTTCCCCCGCACGAGATCTTGGCGGACGCGTGCGGGGGATGGCCACGGATTGGAGGCCAGAACTATTATGGCACGAATGAGGAGCGACTGGGGCTGCGTCCAGGAGATCGACCGGGGGAGGCGCTACCGCCTCCGGTGGTGGGCCGAGACGCCCGAGGGCTACCG